TAAAAGTTCCCAGTTTCCAATTAGAATCTATTGCAGTGTTGGATATTTTTACTGCAACCGATCTGCCTCGTGCCCTGCACGATTGATAGTTAGTGGCTGAAGTAATAGTAAAAGGTCCTAGGGTAGAGCTTGCTGCGGTTTGATTAGGAAAATTTCTTAAGTCTAATTCAACGATTGTATTTCCAGATTGAGTTATAAAATCGGGTAAAAATCTGCTCACTCTCATTATAAATTCTCCATCTCCTCTAAAAGTAATTCCTTGTTTTTTGTCCTGAGTAATATCAAAATCTCCAGACAAAATATTGGCTGGAACAGCATAGGTAGTTCCACCCTTAACATAATTCACTCCTTTTTCATGTTCATAGTAAGTTGAAATTCCATCTGTATTTCCTACAGTATCACAGGTATCGGTCCCTGCATCATATGATGTAGCATGAGGTAAACCAAAGATAGCTGAATCTATCCAAGTACTTCTTGGAAAAATTGAACTAGCGTTTGTAAACCAAATAGGTCTAGATGGGGTTGAATCTAAATAACTATAAATGACACATCTATTAACCACGTTAGAATCAGAGGTTGGATAAAACCACATTACCTCTCCAAACAAGTTATTAATTCCACAATAAATAAATTGATTTGAAGTTGTATTGAGATCATCGTAAACATAGTCTTCTACTAGGCAATCCATCGATTCTAGTTTACCGGTAAATCTAAAGAAACCATTATCAGACATCCAGTACGCAGCACCATCTACTTCAACAGCTGCATTCTTTCCTATCAAACCACAGTTGGTTCCTACTTGTTCATAGGCGAAAGTAAAAGGTTGACCTACAAAACGCATGGTGAATAATGAGGTATCCGTCCATACATAAAGTGCATTTCTTCCTAGTTTAGATCCCATGATCCGTGAGCCGGCAGCCAGTCTTTGTGTGCCAGCGCTATTGATTGCAGTAGGTGCCCAGTCAGTTATATCCTCTTGAGAAGAGAATCTTAAAAACATATCATCTTGAGTACTTGTGTCTCCAATCGTGGTTTCAGTTCCAAATAAAACTAAGTGACGATCAGGAGTCGAGACTAACATATCTCTAGATGCTGTTGGTGCACCAGAAATAATTGTCGCTCTTGTAGTTGTAGCATTGGTTAAGTCTGAATCCCATTCAAAGACAGCTCCATTAAAAATTAAAGCTATAAGTGTAGATCCTAAATTGTCCAACGACCATAATCCTGGTTCAGCAACTTTATCAGTTGTAGCCGCAGCTTGACCCCATGCAGCATAGTCACTGTAATTAGTAACCGTTGCTCCATCAGAGTGAGCAGCTCTTGTTGTTCCTCGAGCAGCTCTACTTATTCCTGTTAGATCGCTTCCTGAAACTCCTGTATAAGAAATCTCTTCTGTGCCGACTTGAATATAATTTGTTCCTGTTGTTGGAAATCCTGTAACTGAATCTAAAGTAATGCTTGTTCCTGATCCTCCAGTTCCATAAACATTGTCTCCTAAGGCTCCATCTAAAGTTGTTGTTTGAGGATTGGTTACGCTACCACCAAACTGGGATATACCCCATCCATAAACTCCAACCTGTTCAGCTGGGCCTACTGGATAGTAAAATTTAACAGAAAGATCTCCATCAGTAGCGGTTGCGCTTGCAGTAGATCCCATTGTAATAGTAACCGAGGTAGCGTCTACTACTTCAGTTATCATAAAACTTTTATTATCAAAATCAGAAGCAGAATAACCAGACCCTGTAGGAACGGTAACACTTTCAAGAAATAAAATATCTCCTGCTGTCATTCCTGCGGTAGAGGATAAGGTAATTGTAAGAATAGCAGACCCACTAGTAGAAGCTAGTTTGTCGGTTAAGGCTCCGAAGTCAGTTTTAATTGGGTGAATGTCATAATACACCCCGCCAGAATATGCATATAAAATTCGATTGGTTCCAATGATGGCATATTTAATACCTTCTTTGTTAACCATTTGATGAAGAGCCCGAGCTGATCCAGTTAAAGCTTTATCTCCTAACTGGGCCCATCCTCCTATTTTTTCAGGTGTGCCATATCTAAAGCGAACATTCTCGCCTCCTGTCCATTGTGCTTCAGCTCCTGTAGGGGTAATTTGTTTATTAAATCCTGGTAAAAAACCTATCTTTTGCAGCATAAAAATCCTAATTTATTTTAGGATATACTATATTTACACCATATACAACGGTTAAGAAATATTGAAATTAACAGCTACACTAATTCTTTCGCCCTTGCTTTTAAAACTATTTACAAAATGAGCTAGCCCAGATGGAAAGATAAAGAAATCACCTACTTCGGGTGTAAATGTCTTCATATTAATAAAATGTTTACTGGTTTGAGCATTTATGAAAAAGTTTATATCACCAGGTTTGGCTCCACTTGTTTCAAAATCATCTCTTTCTTTTTTTAAACCTTTGGGCATTTTTAAATAAAAAACAGCAGAAAACTCACAGAGAGTATGGGTATGAATTGGATTTGATTCACCAGCCTTCATGTAATTTACCCAAGCAGTATCTAGAGCCAGATCATTGCAGGGCTCTTTATACCAGTGTTTATAGGCGTGTTTATATAAGATTAAATATGGTTTTAAAAGTTTCTCTAATTTTTTTTTATCTTTTATTAAATATTCTTTTTTAATTAATCCAGCTAGATTTTTATTCCATTTTTCTTTTTCATCTGTTTCACATAAACTTAAAAAAACTTTTAAATCTTCTTTCATTAAAGAAGATTGAAATAATAAAGGTCCAGTATAGTAAAAATTATATGTAAATTCTTTTTTCATTTATTTAAAATTAGGTCCTTTTATAAATAAAATTAAATTTCTTCTTTCACCTTTAGTCACAGGGGTTACCTTATGTCTTGAATGTGGTTTAAAAAAAATCATGGAACCTCTTTCTTTCCACTCAGGTACTTTAATATCATTAGTCATTTGTAAGATCAAGTCTCCTCCTTCAAATGGTTTTTCAGAAAGATTTATGTTTAACGTAAGTTTAATATCTACATAAGGGTTGTTATCCATATCTACATGCCAATCATAACCTGCTTTTTCATCTCCTGAATATATATTATATAAACAATTGTCTTCGTCTCCATAAGGCCATAAATCAAAATTGTATGCTCTAAGGTTTGCATCATAAGCTTTGTCTACTAATTTAGAAATATATTCTTTTAATTGTCTATAAGGAATTACATAAGTTTTTACGTTTTTCTTTGGTCGACCATCGGGATGGCGTGCCTGTTGGTTTTTTTCTTCTTCGTGAGAATAATTTGACATTATTAACTTGTTTAAACGTTTTATTTCTTTCAAACTTAAAACATTTTTCCACAACCAATAAGGAGGATGATTAGCCATTTTTAATTTCTTTTACAAAAAAAATCAGGTAGACCTAAATGAGGTCTCCCATCAAACAATATTGATTTTTTATTTTTAATGTTATAGTGAAGAAAAACTTGAGAGCATTCTTCACCTTTAAGTTCTTCTCGCCAATGTTCTAAGACAGATCCTGAAAAAATGAGCATATCACCTGGCTTAAGGGTGACTTTAATTCCTTTTGTGGTGCCTGGTACATAACCTTTACCTGGAACTATCCTTCCTTTTTTAGGGTCTGGTTCTAAATAAATGTCCCAAGGATCTCCTCCTAAACACACCGTAGTAGAAACTTCACAAGCAAAACGATCCTTATGGCGATGAAGAATGTCTCCTTTTTTATAATTACGAGCATAAGAATAGGTAGGAGTTAGTTTTAAACCTGTTTCTTTTTCCATTAATGGTTGAAGTTTTAATAATAAAGTTTCCATAGCAATATCTGCATAGTGAGCGTAGGTATTAGGAATTTGAGTATCGGTCCATACACCAAAATAATTAGTAAATGGTGATATAGATTTAGTATCAAACAAAGTCTTTGCAACTTGTTTTTTCATTGAAAAATAATTATTGAGAAAAAAACAAAGGTCTTTTGATATTGCTTTGCGTACAACGGTAAAGTCCGGATATTTAAATTTCATTAGGTTCCTCCCTCTAGTTCAAAGAAAAAAAATGATACAATAATATATTTAAGATTACTTATTGGTGGTGCTCCCCCATGAGTATGAGTATAACCAGCTGGAAAAAATACTACTTTTCCTACTTCTGGTTTAACTTTTATGTCCTGATACGGCAATTCTGTTTCACCGCCATCTCTAACATCATTGAGATAAAATACAGATGCTAATATACGACCTTGATCTCCTATAAAATTCTTTTGTGCCTCATAATGCCAGTCTCTACTACTATAATGTTCTCCAATTTCAACTCTTCTCAACTTCCAAAATTTAGCTTTATGATATGGTGAATGAGTTAAAATTGGAAATTCTTCAACATATTTGTCATATGCTTTTTGTTGTGCTTTTATTATAGTAGAAAGTTCTTCTTGAAATTGATTGCGATGTTCTTGCAAGAATATATCATGTGTAACTCTACCTCTGTCATCCACATACTCCTCTTTAACCTTTTCAAATTTATCAATAAGGTGTGCACAAAAATCTTTAGATAAAACATTTTTATATGCTCTAACAAAATTCTCATTTGGTTTAACTGCTAAATCAAAACTTTTTATCATTTATTTAAAAGGTTGTCCTAAGTTCCATATAACTAAAGAATATCTTGTGCCGCTTGTTACAGGACATACTCTATGCCACATAAATGAAGGAAATACCACCAAGGAACCTTTGGGTGCTATTTCTTTACACTTTCTAATGTTTGGTTCTTTATCTGGGTCCCGGTTTCTAAAATCAAATTCTAGTCCTCCGCCTTCATATTCACTTGGATCTGATAAATGAAGTACTATTGTTAATTTTCTAATTTTTCCCATAGGTAGGCCTTTTCCCTCGTATGGTTTTTCCGAACTATCAGTGTGCCAACCATAATATTGACCTTTTCCATATTTTGTAAATTGACAGTGTTCACTTTGATCCCATTCAAAGTTCCAACCTGCATTTTCATTAGCTCTATGAACATAGGGAAGAAGTTCGTTATAAATCCATTGCTCACTCATCCATACAACATTGGAATCTCTCTTCTTCTTTATAGTTTTAAGTTCGTCCTTTGTTATAGGATTTTTTGTTAAATCTCTATTTAAGTTTAAGTCTCCAGTAAGAGCTTGTTCCTCTTTTCTTAATTTTCCATATCTAAGAATGTCATCACATATTCTATGTGGAACTGCACTTGAAAAATACCAATATTTATTATCTAGATTCATGACACCATTACGTACGTAGTTGTTAAAAATATATTAGTTTGAAAGGAAATATTTTCATTAATAAAAAATTTTAAATATGAAGGAAATAATAAAAAATGGTTATTCTTTATTTTAAATAAAGATAATTTTTCAATTCCTCTTTTATCCTTAGTTTCTATAATAACGGATGAATCTTTATCAACATCAACTCCATAAATCATAACATAATCAGGAGAGTCTTTTATATTTACCCGATCAATTGAATTTCTAAAAAAAGATTGTTGTTTTGGGTCAAACACATTTCCAAAAGATAGTCGGGGACTTATTGTAATTCTATGATCCAGATATATATTTTCACTTATGTACTCTCTTAATAAACTTAAAGTTTTTGAAGTAGGAACTTCATAATCAGAATATGCATAATGATAAGGATTATCACTTATAGTCTTGTGATGTAATTTAGAATTTAAAATTTCTGATTTAATTTGATATCTATCAATTTCATAATGTTTAGGCATTTTAACTTCGCCTTCAAACAAACAAGTTTCTGATAATATCTTTTTATTCATACCTTTATACTTTCTATCCTATATATTTTTTACATAAAATTCAATATAAACTAATCATATTTGATCTAGATCAATTTCGAACTAATAAGGATTTTGAGTTAGTTTATAATTTTGATTTTCCTCGTCCCAAATATAGTATTTTCCCTGATCTTTTTCTTCTTGAGTAAGTTCCGGAGCATCTCCTGTTGGAGATACCCATCTTTTTTCTGCAATATTTTTAGTCCAATTTGCAAAGGGCATTCGTGGCCAAAAAATTTGATTTGTAGGATCCCATTCCGATCCCATTAACATAGGATATTTTCCTTGACCATTATCCCAAATCCATTGATTAGCTGGCCAACCAGTAATATTTTCTAAAAAAGCTTGACCTAGGGATTCTTGTTTAACCCCGTCGCCGTCTAATAATTGTTTATCATCTACCTTTAATACAGATAATACTACATTAGCTTCGTTTAGTTTTCCAAAGGATGCCATGTTTATTTATATTTATACCTTATTATAACAACGCCTGAACCACCGGCATCAGAGACATTTGAAACGTCTCCTTTGCTTCCTCCACCGCTGTTTGCCGCACCAAAATCTGCCGGCGTGGGAGCAGGATTATAAGGATTACCTCCTCCTCCTCCAACTCCTCCGCTTGTAGGAGATTGACTAGGAGCACCACCTCCAGCATAATATTGATATGCTGGGTCTGGACCTGGAATTCCAGATGTTGCACTAATTTGTGTTGCAGCGCCCGCTCCACCAGATCCACCAGGGTGTCCAGCTCCAGCTACTGTAGCTCCGCCACCGCCCGCAGTATTTGTTCCGGGGCCTCCGTCAGTTCCTTCAGCAGGTGTATAACTTCCAGCGTTTCCGCTTCCAGCAGATGAAGAACCAGGTTCTCCTCCTCCGCCACCGCCGGATCCTCCTGGTTTTCCAGAAGTTGACGATCGGCCTCCACCGCCTCCTCCGCCTGAGGATGAGATAGTAGAAAAAGTAGATACGCTTCCTGGTTCACCTGCACAGCCGCAAGCAGGTGGGCTGTTGGTTTGACCGCCTCCCGCGCCAACTGTTATTGGGTAACTTGTTTCTGTAATTGGAATTGAAGTTGCACTAGCTAGAGGACTTGCAGTGTACGTACCAGAAATTGCGTCAACATGTGATTCTCTAAAACCTCCAGCTCCAGCGCCTGCACCCCATGAATATCCTCCAGCTCCCCCGCCAGCAACGACAACATAATCTACTGCTTTTGCGGGTGCGGGTAAACTAGCGTCAATAGAATCAACTACAAAAGAATCAGTAGATGTAAAAGTGTGAACTCTGTAATCACCAATTTCTTCGATTGTACCGCCAGTAGCTTCAATTAATACTTTTACAGCTCCACCACCTCCAAATCCTAAAACTTGATAGCCAAAAGACATATTCTATTTCTCCTATGCGTCGTTAGCAGCGTCAGTAGTATAGAATAATTTAATTCCTAATACTCTTGCTTCACCTGTAAAGGTATCGCTACCGTCGGCTGCATCTCTGTAAAGTTGAAAAAACGTTTGATCATCGTCAGCTGGAGAGCCGGCAATTGTCATTGCAGAACTAACTGCAGTCATTTGCACATCTTCTACAGTTCCGATTCCAGCGTCTGTGACTTCTACAGCTGTTCCAAAAGCTACATCGGCTGTGTCGCCTTCACTAACGCTAACACCTTGAAGACCAAAAATACAGTTATCTGTATTCGTAGTGCTTGGACTCCAAAAAACTTGATAGGTTACTGTTCCTAAATTCCATGATTTTGGCATTGCAATAGCAAACTGTGCATATTGTGCCGTACTCGCATCAAAATCTAAAACCTTTAATTCAGGTCTAGTTGCTGTTGTTTCAACCGATGCCGCGTCAGCGGGATTAGTTGTAGGAAGATAAAATGCATTTGCAGGTATCCACATAGTTTCTGTGCCTGCAACTTTGACTGCTGCTGTTCCTGATTTAAGAACACCAGATCCTTTGGGATTTAAATTTATATCAACATTAGCTTCATCACCTGTTGAAGATAAAGTAGGTCCAGCACCTGATGCTGCATTAGCTATTGTAAATTCATTTACCGCAGATCCTGTAGCTGTTATAAGAGCTAATTCAAGTCCATTGGTATCTAAAATAGAAGTACCAATTTTAGGACTTGTTAAAGTTTTGTTTGTTAAAGTTTCTGTTCCTGTAAGAGTTACAGTACCCATTCCAACGTCAACAATATTTGGATTCGTTGCATCATCCGCAGCTGCATAAACAATTTTAGTTCCTTTATCAGTAGTTCCCCATGTAATACTGGAACCAGAACCTGAAACATATTTAAAATTAACAGTGTAAGCACCTGATGAGCCATTTGTTATAATATAAAAAGTTTGAACATCTAGAGGAATTGTTACTGTAGTGTTTTCACCGATTGATCCTGTGAATTTTATAATTCTGTGTGCAAGAGTCGCTCCTGTTGATCCATCAGAAACAGCTAATGTAGTAGGCGTTGATGCTATAGATTGCTCTACATAACCACCCGCATATTGTTCACCGATTTGTAAATTTACATTAGTTTTTGTTCCCCATGTACCAGCGTTTTCGCCAGTGGCCATTAATTCTACGCCGAGAGGGGTATAAGTTGATGCCATAATTTTTCTCCTAATTGATACTTAGTTCGTTTTTATATTTTGTTTTGTTCATATTGTCAACATGGATTACTTAGTATTTCTAGTCCAGTTACCAGTTTGAGTAGCTGTCACTTGACTATAACCACCAGTTTGTTCAGCTGTAACACGTCCCCATCCTATAGGTGCTACGCCACTAGGAGAAAGTGTAACAGTTGCTGACACTCCAGTCAATCCCATTACGTCAGCTGGTGCAATAGCTCCTACTGATGCAGTTGCCGAAACTCCAGTTAAACCCATTTTTTGAGCTGGTGGTGTAATTGCTCCAACAGCAGAAGTTGCTGAAAGTCCTGTAGGCTGAACTGTTGGATTAGATGTAATGTTTGGAGCACCTACAGCACTCTCTGCTGAAAGTCCTGTTAATGATTCTGTATAATCTCCTCTAGCGACTGGAGATCCTACAGTTGCTGTTGCTGAAAGTCCGGTTAAAGGAACTCCTTCTCCAACAATAATTGAACCTACTGCTGAAGCCATAGCTTGACCTGTTAATGATTCGGTATAGTCTCCTCGAGCGACTGGTGATCCTACGGTTCCTGTTGCTGAAACCCCAGTTAATCCCATTACATCTGCAGGATTTAAATAAAATATTCCACCATATCCATCTTCACCCCAAGTTTGATATCCCCACGTTACATTTGGCAAAGAAGCTGTTGCAGAAACTCCGGTTAAAGAAACAGTGGTTGCGTTTTCACCCCAGTTATTATCGCCCCACGCATCACGGCCCCAACCATCAGTAGCCCCTGCATAAGATAAATCACCTAAAGCTGTTGTTAAAGATTGTCCTGTTAAAGCTAGAGTGATAGCACTTTCTCCCCAGTTCTCTGTTCCCCATGTATCAGAGCCCCAACCTAATTCATTAAAAGCTGTGACGGTACCAAGAGCTGTGGTTAATTGTGAAGGTGCTGTTAAAGAAACTGTAACAGTATCAGATTGCCAAGAGTTATAGCCCCAGGTTGTTCCGGCTTTATTCCAAGTATTAGCCATAAGGAAGAACTCCTTATGCTATTGCTATAATAGCTGTTGCCGCAGCTGCTGCTGGAAATTCAATTGTGAAAGTTCCACTAGTAACTGTTTTATCTCCACCGAATGCGATTGTACAAACAGCTGGATCTCCACTTGCTGAATCATTAAAAATCATACATCCATTAGCTGTGAAAGTAGCAGTAGTCCAACTCGTATTTGAAAAATCACAAACCGCTGTATCTGAATCTAAAACTGGAGTTACACTCGTTAAAGCATTTCCTTTAGCAGAATAAGCACTTCCAGATGTATTAGAAATTTCGTTAGTGGCACTATATGCAGTTGTTGATTTATTAATAGTTGCTGAACTTGTATATAAAGCTAGATTAAAAGTATTTCCAGTTGATGCAGTAAAGTCATGAACAGCAGTTAAAATTTCTGTTTTGAAGCTATTACAAATTGCTGATGTTATTGCCATAAATTTTCTCCTAATTATTGAGGCGGTGACTCGATTGGTATTCTTATTGTACCATCCGTGTAATCGTCTCGTCTTCGTCTTCCAATTTGCATTGATGCAAACTTTTGTAGTTCTTGTTTATACTTTCCCTCGTATAATGTCAACATATCTGCTGGACCTTTTAAAAATCCAAAAGCTTCTCCTAAACAGGCATATAATAGCCCTTGTGGGAAGTACCTACTTACATAAGTCCCAGAAGTATTAGTCCCTAATCCTGTTGGTATTGCATTTCCGTATATTTTAATAACATAATTGGCGTCTGGAGTAGGAGCCATTAAAATAGATCCAGAAGTAGTGTCTGTTAATCCTGTTGCTCCTCCAAACATAGCATAATATTTAGGTTTCCCTGTAACATCAGCTCCTGAAGTTGTAGAGCCTTTAGGCCCAGTTAATTCTCCCACATACTCACTTAAAAAAGTTTGATCACGTTTTTGTAACCATGTGCCTTTTTCAGTAGAATTAGAAGTATTGAAAATTTCAACACCTCTTACAAATTGAAAACCTGCTGGAACTCTAACGGTATTAACATCTGTAGCAACTGTTCCTTCCCACTCTTGTCTATCTGAGTCCATCGGAATATCAAGATTGATTCTATGTTCTGCATTTTCTATAAATCTACCTAGAACAGCACCACTAAAAACAGTACTGTCTACTTCAGTATAACTTCTAATATCAGCTTCTAATGCTGAAAGTGTATATCCTGCCATTATGCTTCTATGGTTACCGGTCCAACGGACACTGGATAACCACCTCCTTCTATTCCACCTGTTGTAGCTGTATCAGTATTTACAACAAAATAAAACCAGTCAGTTGTAAAATCTGTATCTCTTGCACCTGCCACATATTTTCCTGTAGTAATAGCGTAACCTGCAGCTAAAGCAATTTTAGCTCCAGTAATTCCATCCCAACTTTCTGGATTCGCATAGGCTCCTGCTGTACTTGGCATTCCTCTAAAACGATAAGTGTCTCCATTAGTTAAACCATGATTCGGTACATTAACATTTATATAAGCAGATCCTGCACCGTAAGTTGTAAAAGGATTAAATGGCATTAACTGTGGGACATCTGGAGCAGTTCTTGAAGGTCTTGCATGTTGCAAACCTTGAGGATCAGCTCCTACTGGATGAGGTTCTAATTGAGGTTGTTTAACTTCAAATTCAGAAGTATGCACCCATGCACCGGTCCATTCCTGTACCATTTCTCTATATGGAAATGCTACACCAGACCTGTCTGATATTGCAAGTGCTCTTCTACCTTTTGAAAATCTAGCCATTATTTAGGTTTTCCTGTAAATATTTTATAGGATTTTTTTACGTCTCCCCAATCTAAATCTTTTACCTTTTTTTTATCTAATATTTTTTTCAACTTTTTTTGATCTTTGGTTAAAATTTTTTTTATAATACCCATTCCTTTAGTTAATAATGTCATATGTTTGGATAATAAATTTTAGGGGTTATATAAGTACTCGCTGGAGAACCGTCTTCTGCTAATGCTCTCGCAAATTCATCTTCGTATAATAATTTCATTTCTTGTGTTCTTTGTGGCGCAAACTTCATTGATAAATAATATGCAAGTCCTGACACCATGGGTGGAATAAATCTATAAGGAGTGTCAGTTGCATTTGTAAATGTTCCAACATCCTGAATTCTTTTTACATAATAAATATTTATATAATTAGATGCTGCTGTTGAATTAGGTAATGGATAAAGAGTAATACTAACTCGATCTACTAATCTTTGAATCCAATATTGTGAAGGTGTTCCAAGCGATGCTTTATTTGCTGTTGCAGCATAAGCGTCTCTTGCAACTTTAGTTAAACCGGTATCTGATTGAGAAGTGGTATTATAATTTTGTCTGTATGTAACATTTAAAATATCTGTAATACCATAGATATTAGTTACTGGAGTAGTGGTTGCTTGAGGCGATGCGGCAGCTGCTGCTGCGCTATCAACAGAGTTTCTATAAAAATTATAAACACCCATTCCTTCGTCAGTTGCATCTACACTTGTTGCAGAACCTTCTATGATATTTATATTAGTATTTCCTACTTCCCAAAAATGTACACCTCTGTTTCCCCATTCTTGAAAAAGAATATTTAAAGACCTTCGAGCTGTTTTTAATTGATGACCGGCAGTTCCTACTAAACCAATGCGTTCATACGAATCAGCTATAATTTCATCAATAGAAAAGTCCTGGTCAAAACTATATGCTCCTGAAGTAGT